GACAAGGACAGCCAAAGCGAATGGAACTTACATCACATCTTCAATCAACCCGAACCTGTACGAATGGTTGATGGGGTGGCCGCAAGGGTGGACAGACTTAAAGCCGTTGGAAACGGACAAGTTCCACAAGTGGCTGGAATTGCATGGAAACTCTTAAATGAACGACTTGCTAACAGGAAATACGGATGAAGATTACAAACATCAATGCGAAGTCAGGCAACTCATTAAATGGCGGCAACAATGGGGATTGCCAAAATTCCAAGAGTATTTACGAAATGCTCAATTTAATTCAAGACGCACAAAGTTATGTGGAAGCATTGCAGAACAATGGGCAAAAGGTAACAGGGGTGAAAAAGGAGAATGGCGATGAAAGAAATTGACCCAAACGCTTGTATAGATTTTATATTTGAAAAAGCACCTGAATTCGCGAAGGCAAAGGCAGTTCTTGCTGACTTAGAAAACGCTAAAAGCTCAATCAAAGCGGACTTGATGAAAGCCAGTAACGAGAATACGATTGCTGGTCAGGAGCGTGAAGCATACTCAAGCCCACAGTATAAGCAACATTGCAAGGCCATCGGCATAGCTACTCACGAAGTAGAAATGCTCAAGCTGCACATAAAATGTGCTGAATTACGCTGGGAAACATGGCGAACTCAGCAAGCCAACGATAGACAATTTGACAAAATGATAAGGAATCAATCTTGAACGAAACTCTCAACAAGGCAATTAACTTTGCCGTTAAAAGCCCAAAATACATTGATTTTGCTGAAACATTGCTTGAAATCAAACGAACAACTAAAGCCTACGAAGAAGCAACCCTTAAAAAAGACTGGGATGGGGCCTACGACATTAGCATTGTGTTGGTAGACCTAACCCATGACCTTGAAGATATTGCTCGTCAGATGTTAAATGACCAAAAGTGAAAAAGAACAATACTCCAAAGTCGCAAGACTTGGATGTGCGCTATGCCGTCACTTGGGTTTGCCCTACGATGGGGGTGTTGAAATACACCACATTAGACGATTTGGCGGTAAAAGAGCTAATGCACCATTTATCGGACTCTGTGTTGAACACCACCGAGGAAATACAGGTGTACATGGTCTTGGAGCAAAAGGGTTTGAAAAGCACTATCAAATTGGACAAGAAGATTTACTTGAAATGACGGAGAAACTACTTGCTAGTGCTTAACCTACCCCTACCCCCATCGGTAAACTCATACCGCACCATTTTTAGAAATAGAATGGGTATCAGCAAAGCTGGCAGAGAGTTTAAACTTCAAGTTCAAGACTATGTGCTTGACAATGCAGTGCCTAAAATGGGCGATAAACGCCTACAAATGCAAGTTACACTCTATCCAAGGGATAGGCGTAAGCAAGACATAGATAACCGCATCAAGGCCCTTTGGGATGCTTTAACCGATGCTGGCGTATTTGATGACGATGAACAGATTGATGTTTTAATAGTACAAAGGGGCGAAATTCGCAAAGGCGGTGGATGCCTAGTAATGATTGATGAGATTGATGCGACACGACAATAAAGAAACTGGTGACAGAACCTTGCAAGAATGCACAAACTGTAAATTACGAAAACCAAAAGAATTTGGGCGTTATGTACCCTATAACGAAGGAATGAATCAAAAATGGTTATGCGGTCAATGCCATGAAAAACGCAACCGTAGATGATGTTATGATAAAATAAACAAAACCCACTAAGAACGGCAATTCTTAATGGGCTTCTAACCAAACAATAATTGAGGGTATTGATATGGCTGAAAAAGATTTTACGCTAGATAAAGACTTGCTATGGGATTTGTTTGATTATCGTGATGGCGTTCTTTATAACAAAAAATACAGATGCTCTAGGTCAGTTATTGGTTCTTCCGTAGGCACTATATCAAATACTGGCTATTGCGTAACCTATGTAAACTCAGTAAGGTTTTCTGTGCATAGGCTTATTTTCATGATGCACCACGGATATTTACCTAAGTACATAGACCATATCAATGGCATTAAAACAGATAATAGAATTGAAAATTTAAGACCAGCAACGCTATCAGAAAACGGTTGCAACCGTAACGGAATTGGCAAATCAGGAATAAAAGGAGTTCATTGGAATAAATATCACAGAAAATGGACAGTAACTTGTTGGAAAAACAAAAAACATTATTTTTTTGGCCATTTTAAAAACATTGAAGATGCAAAAGTTGCTGTTATTAACGCTAGAAATCTACTGCATAAAGAGTTTGCAAAGCATGAATAAAGTGAGATAATGGTTTTACGAGAGTGATATTTGGGGAAATCCGTGGAGAGTACCCATCTTTTTGGAGATGCTATGAAAGAGTGTGCTTTATTTACCCTAACGCTGTTGCATAGTGCGACCAACGCACACTTGATGCACTTCCAAAGTTATTCATACTCACAACACAAAGCACTCCGACAGTATTACGACCAAATTCCTGATTTGGTAGACACATTAGTAGAAAGCTATCAAGGTCTGTATGGCATAGTCCAAGACTATCCTAATGTGTACCACTCACCAAAAGACCCTGTTAAATACTTTGAATCTTTGCAACGCTTTGTAAAAGATGCTCGCCAAGACTTGCCACAAGACTCAGAATTACAAAATGTGATTGACGAAATCGCTGATTTAATCAATTCAACCACCTATAAACTTAAATTTTTGGGGTAATCATGCCTTTAGATAAATCAGGTAGCAAAGAATCAGTCGGCAAAAACATTAAAGCTGAAATGAAAGCTGGCAAGCCTAAAAAACAAGCCGTGGCAATTGCCCTAAATGTAGAGCGTGACAACGCAAAAGGTAGCCGTAAAGCCAAACTAGAAGAAGCGTATGGCCGTTTTCTAGGAGAGCGTGATGAGTGACGGCTTGTACGCCAACATTCACGCTAAAAGAGCTAGGATTAAGGCTGGTTCAGGTGAGCGTATGAAGAAAGCTGGCGAAGAAGGCAGACCATCAGCTAAAGACTTTAAAGAATCTGCTAAGACTGCAAAGCCTACACGCAGAGAAACGATTGAATCTAAAATGAAGGATATGTAATGTTTCCCAAAGAAAAGATTAAACCTGAAAACTCTTTGTTGCAACCGCACAAAGAATCAACCCTTGAAAAGAACGAAGCCAAACGAGTGGCTCGCAGAGAAATGCTAAATAAGCAATTCAATAAGGTTGTTAAAGATAAGTTTTAACGATACAATTAAGTTATCTAACTACTTGGATGACTTATGCAAATCACAGAAGTTGCAGTTGAAGCGTTAATCCCTTACGCTAAGAACTCACGAACTCACGATGATGCACAGGTGGCACAGATTGCCGCCAGCATTAAAGAATTTGGGTGGACAAACCCTATTCTTGTTGATGGAGATAAAGGCATTATTGCTGGTCATGGCCGTCTAATGGCTGCTCGCAAGCTAGGACTAACAAAAGTCCCTGTAATTGAGCTTAAAGATATGACCGAAGCCCAAAAGAAAGCTTATGTAATTGCCGACAATAAGTTGGCTATGAACGCTGGCTGGGATATGGACTTTTTAAAGCTAGAGCTACAAGACCTAGAAGATGCAGACTTTGACCTCTCACTCACAGGTTTTGACGATAAAGAGCTAGATGCTTTATTAGCACCACCAATAGAAGAAGGGCTTACAGACGAAGACGCTGTGCCTCAAGTCCCTGACGAACCAAAAACAAAGCTTGGGGATATATATATCCTTGGAAATCATAGACTTATGTGCGGTGATAGCTGTAACATAGAATCTGTGGAAAAGCTAACCGATGGCTTGGTAGATATACTGGTTACAGACCCACCCTACAATGTGGCTTATGAAGGCAAAACTAAGGATGCTTTAACTATTCAAAACGACTCAATGGGCGATGAACAGTTTAGACAGTTCTTACGAGATGCTTTTGTTGCTGCCGATGCCGTAATGAAACAAGGTGCTGTTTTCTACATTTGGCATGCAGATTCTGAGGGCTACAACTTCAGGGGTGCTTGTAAAGATGCTGGCTGGAAAGTACGCCAATGCCTAATTTGGCAAAAAGACAGCATGGTTATGGGCAGACAGGACTACCATTGGAAGCATGAACCCTGTTTATACGGCTGGAAAGAGGGCGCTGGGCATCTTTGGGCTAGTGACCGTAAGCAGACTACCCTTATAGAGTGTAAACGCCCTAAACGCAACGATATACACCCTACTATGAAGCCTGTAGAACTCATGGAATATCAGATTCTTAACAATACCAAAGGACAAGATATAGTTTTAGACCTATTTGGTGGTTCAGGCTCAACTATGATTGCTGCTGAAAAAACAGGCAGAAGGGCTAGATTAATGGAATTAGACCCTAAATACTGCGATGTAATCGTTAAGCGTTGGGAAGAGTTCACTGGTAAAAAAGCAACTTTAGCGGAGTTATAAAATGGCAAAAATGGGAAGACCAGCTCATACGCCCACTCAGGCTGATAGAGATACGGCTAAACGCCTGTCTGCTTTGGGCTGTCCACACGAAGATATAGCTAAACGCCTAAAAATTAGTGCGGATACGCTAACCAAGTATTACCAAGATGAGCTAGATGAAGGGCGTATTGATGCCAATTCAGCTATTGCTGGCACTTTGTTTGCTCAAGCTAAGAAGGGTAATACGGCTGCTGCTATCTTTTGGCTAAAGACTAGGGCTAGATGGAAAGAAACTAGTGCTCATGAAATTAGTGGCAATAACGGTGGCTCAATACAGATAGCATGGGCTGATGAAGACGATAAAGCTTAAATATCGCCCTAGAACGGTATTTGCAGACTTTCACGAAAGAACCCAGCGTTGGGCTGTATTGGTAGCCCACCGAAGGGCTGGTAAGACCGTTGCTTGCATTAATGACCTAATCCGTAGGGCTTTACTTGAAAACAAAAAAGATGCACGATATGGTTATCTTGCACCCTATTATTCTCAAAGTAAGACTATTGCTTGGGATTATCTTATGCGGTATTCAGAACCTTTTAGAGTATCTGCCAACCAATCAGAACTATGGGTGGAGCTATTTAATGGTGCAAAAATAAGGCTATTTGGTGCTGATAACCCTGACTCTTTGCGTGGTTTGTATTTAGATGGCGTGGTTCTTGATGAATATGCCGACATGAAGCCTAGCGTTTGGGGTGCTGTACTAAGACCCTTATTATCAGACCGTAGCGGTTGGGCGGTATTTATTGGCACACCTAAAGGTCATAACGCTTTTTACGATATATACAACACGGCCACCAAGCAAAACAACTGGTTTGTAAGAACGCTAAGAGCAAGCCAAACAAACCTATTGCCACAGCCTGAATTGGAAGATGCTCAGGCATCAATGTCACCTGACCAATACGAGCAAGAATTTGAATGTAGCTTTGAAGCTGCCATTATGGGTGCTTTTTACGGTAAAGAAATGCGAGTTCTTACCGATGCCAAGCGTATTACAACTGTGGAATATGACAAGATGTTCCCTTGCCATACAGCTTGGGACTTGGGTTATTCAGACGATACAGCTATTTGGTGGTATCAGGTCGTGTTTGGCGAGCTACGGATACTGGACTACCATTCAAGCAACGGCCATCAAGTCAGTTATTACACAGACCTATTGGCTGCCAAAGAACGAGAGTTTGGGTATAAATACGGCACACATTATTTACCCCATGATGCAAGGGCTAAAACATTAGCAAGTGGTGGAAAATCAATTATTGAACAAATATCTAGCAAAATTCCATTGACTTCGCTTAAAATAGTACCAAGCTTATCGCTTCAAGACGGTATTCAAGCCACTAGACTTGCATTAATGCGAAGCTGGTTTGATGCAGATAGATGTCATGACGGTATAGAGTGCTTACGGCAGTATCAGCGTGAATACGATGAGGACAAGAAGGTTTTTAGGGATAAACCCAAACACGATTGGACTTCTCACGGTGCAGATGCTTTTCGTATGCTTGCAATAGCATGGAAAGAAGAAGATAAAACCACTCCGAAAGACCACTTTGTACGGGGTATTGTAGTAGGTGAGAACAAAACCACATTGAATGATATGTGGCGAACTCAAACCACAAAACCTAGCGGAAGAATATAAGCATGGAAAATTCGTCAAAGCACACCTATGAGAACTGGTACAACGAGATTGCCAGTTATGAGCGCACCTTTAAGAAATGGGAAGGGCGAGCAGATAAAATCCTCAAACGCTACCGTGACGATTCTAGGACTCAGAACAATCCTAACGCTAGATTCAATATCCTATATTCCAATGTGCAGACGGTTATTCCAGCCATCTTTGCACGACTGCCAAGGCCTGATGTAAGTCGTAGATTCCGTGACAACGACCCAATTGGTCGTGTTGCTTCTATGATGCTTGAGCGAGCATTAGAGTATGAGCTAGAGCATTACACTGATTACAAGTCCGCTATGGACTCTGTGGTATTTGACCGCATGATTGGTGGCCGTGGTACAGCTTGGGTTCGTTATGAACCGCACATTGTTGCTGGTGAAAAAGGTTTTCCTGAAGATGGCGTACAGATTACCGAAGATATTGACGAAGCTGACGAATCACAAGAAGGTTTAGAAAACGAAAGCCCTGAGCGTATTGAGTACGAGTGCGCACCTATTGATTATGTTCACTGGCGTGACTTTGGCCATTCAGTAGCTAGAACATGGGAAGAAGTAACTGCGGTATGGCGTAAAGTATATATGAACCGTGATGCCTTGGTTAATCGTTTTGGCGAAGAACTTGGCTATCAAATCCCATTAGATTCAACACCGCATGACTCAAAGACTTATGCCCAACAACAAGATATGGCCATGCAAGCCACCATCTATGAGATTTGGGACAAAGAATCAGGCAAAGCACTATGGATTAGTAAATCATTAGGTAAGATTCTTGATGAGCGTGATGACCCATTGCAGTTGGAGAACTTTTGGCCATGTCCGAAGCCATTGTTTGCTAACTTAACGACTGAAAACCTAGAACCAATCCCTGACTTTGTAATGTACCAAGACCAAGCAAGGGAATTGGACACATTGTCAGACCGTATTGATGGTTTGATTAACGCATTGAAGGTTCGCGGTGTTTACGATGCTTCTTCAAGCGAATTGCAGCGTTTATTCTCTGAAGGCGAGAACAACACCTTGATTCCAGTCCACAATTGGATGGCATTTGCTGAAAAGCAAGGCATGAAAGGTGCGATTGACCTTGTAGACATCACCCCATTTGCCCAAGCTTTAGCTCAGTGCTACCAAGCTATGGAGCAAGTTAAGGGTCAAATCTATGAGTTGATGGGTATTGCCGACATTCAGCGTGGTCAAACAGACCCTAATGAAACGCTTGGCGCACAGATTATCAAGTCAAACAATGCTGCTGGTCGTTTAAAGACTATGCAAAACCATGTGGTGCAGTTTGCCACTATGTTGTTGAACATCAAGGCACAGATTATCTGTAATCACTTCTCTGAAGATACGATTATTAAGATTTCAGGTGCTGACCAGCTATCTGACAACGATAAGATGCTTGTACCGCAAGCTCTACAGCTATTAAAGTCAGAATCAGCTAAGAACTTCCGCATTGAAGTTACTAGCGATTCAATGATTTATCAGGATGAGCAACAAGAAAAAGCTGACCGTATGGCTTTCTTGCAAGCGATGGGTGCTTTCTTCCAACAAGCAGTGCCAATGGCCACAGCAATACCTGAAACAACACCAATGTTGATGGAAATGCTTAAGTTTGCCGTGACTGCGTTTAAAGCTGGTAAGCAACTTGAAGGAATTATTGACGAAACTGCCGATAAATTCCGTGAAAAAGCTAAAGAACAAGAAGGTCAGCCTAAACCGCCAACACCTGAAGTTCAGAAGATGCAGATGCAAGCCCAGCTTGAGCAACAGAAGATGCAAGCTCAGATGCAGTTGGAACAGCAGAAGATGCAATCACAAATTGAGATGGAAAGAGCTAAACAAGAGTACCAATCTCAAGAAACTCAAGTTCGCATGCAGATGGAAATGCAAAGAGATGCTGCTGAACGAGAGATGGAAATGAAGATGGCACAGATGAAGATGATGACTGAGCGTAATACCCAGTTGTTGTTGGCTTATGTGAACAACGGTGCTAAGGTTGAAGTGGCTCAAATCTCTGCTGGCGTGAACGGTGGTGAAGGATTGCCACAAGCCTATGATTTAGATGAAGATATGGCTAAAGCTATGGAACATCCGCTTGCGCCTATTGCTTCTGCTATTCAACAGGGTAATCAACAGACTGCCAACATGATTGCACAGTTAGCTGAAAACATTAACCAAAATAGCAACAGACCTAAACAAGTCATTCGTGGAGCAGACGGTAAGATTATAGGTGTTCAATGAGCGCATTAAAGTATTCCAACGGTACTCGTCACGCCCAAAACGAGGGCTTGATTGCTTACGCTGGTAGTGGTGCAATTATTAACATTTACCAAGGCACTGCCCCAGCTAATGCTAATACTGGCATAACAACACAGACCTTATTGGTTACTTGTGTATTGGCTGGTGCATTTGGCACGGATACCAATGGAACTTTAACGCTTGGCACAGTCAATAATGGAGTTGCGGTAACTAGTGGAACAGCTAGTTTTTTCCGTATATTCAAGGCTGACGGCACAACCGTAGTGATGGATGGTTCAGTAGGCGTAACAGGCGCAGATTTAAACCTTGACACTACCAACATCAACATCACGCAAACCGTCAATATTTCAGGTGGCACTATCATTAGGAATAATCAATAATGGCTATTACCGTCAAACATACCAAAGTTAGCACCGTACCTGATACCACAGATACCGACCTAGTACGCCCATCAGATTGGAACGCTGACCACACGCTTACAGGCTTAGGCTCAATGGCCGAGCAAAACGCAAACAATGTGAGTATCACAGGCGGTTCAATTAGTGGCACAACGGTAAGTGGTTACATTCCTACAAGCGAGAAAGCGCAACCTTTAGGTGTTGCTACGCTTGATGCTGGCGGTAAAGTACCAACAAGTCAGATTCCATTGCAAGGTGACCTTAACTATCAAGGGACATGGAACGCAAGCACCAATACACCAACTTTAACTAGCTCAACAGGCACTAAGGGATATTACTATGTCGTTGATGTGGCTGGAACAACCAACCTTAATGGCATTACAGATTGGCAGATTGGCGATTGGGCGATATTTAACGGCTCTGTATGGCAAAAGGTAGACAATACCGATGCAGTGACATCTGTAAACGGTTATACAGGTACAGTTGTTTTAACGCAAACGGATATTTCAGGAACTGCTAACGCCCCTACAAACACTAACATCACAAGCATGACTGGTGTTACTGGTGGAATATCTAGCCCTGATTTTGTGCAGTTTGACACCACAGTAAGCCCAGTAGAAGCCGTAGCTAAACTCCAATGGGATGATGGCAATGGCACATTACAGCTTGGCTTAAAGGGTGGCAATGTTAATTTACAGGTTGGCCAAGAACTCGTTGCTATGTGCTATAACGATTCAGGCGTTGCTTTAACTGATGGTCAAATTGTTTACATTTCAGGTGCTCAAGGCAATCGTGTTGCAGTAAAACTAGCTTTAGCAACTACTGATGGCACATCTGCTGGTACGCTTGGCATGGTTACAGAACCAATTGCTATCGGTGCTGAAGGTTTTATTACCGTCATGGGCACAGTCAACAAGCTAAATACTTCAGGTTTAACTCAAGGTGCAATCATTTACTTGTCACCAACAACTGCTGGTGCATACACAACAACAAAGCCTACTGCACCGCAACATACTGTAACACTTGGATATGTTGAACGAGTTAGCTCCACAGTAGGTTCAATTTATGTAAAAGTAGACAATGGCTATGAGTTAGATGAACTACACAATGTTTTAATTACAAGTCCAACTAGCGGTAATACTTTAATTTATGATGCCGTTGCAGGAGTTTGGAAAAATGCAAACCTTAGTGATGGTACAGGAATCAGCGTAACAGAAGGTGCTGGTTCAATTACAATTACAAATACAGCCCCTGACCAAGTGGTTAGCTTAACTGGTGCTGGTACGACATCAATTAGCGGAACTTACCCTAATTTCACCATTACAAGCGATGACCAATTTGATGGCACGGTCACAAGCGTAGATTTGACTGCTGGCACAGGTATATCTGTATCTGGTGGCCCAATTACAACTAGTGGCAGTATTACTGTAAACAATACAGACACAGGCAGTGCTCAAAACATATTTAAGAATGTGGCTGTTGCTGGGCAATCTACAATTGTTGCTGATAGCAATAACGATACTTTGACCGTGGCTGCTGGTGCTGGCGTAACCCTAACAACTGATGCTTCAACAGATACTCTGACCATTACTACAGTGGCTATTTGGGGAGCGTAATGACTACTGCGTTTCAGTCAAATGCGTTTCAAAACTCAGGGTTTCAGGTAGACCCAGTAACAGGTGTTATTTACGCAGTAGACCAAGACGATACTTGTAACATAGTTGGCACTGTTACAGGCGGTAATGTTGAAGTTGATACACATGACGGCTTCACCAAAGAAGAAGTTAAACGCTTTAAAAAGCTTCAAAAGAAATTAGCCCAAGCTGAAGCTGCAAAGATTCAAGTTAGGCTAGATAAGCAATTCCTACGCAAGCAACAAATCAGGGACTTAGTAGACCCTAAACCTTCACAAGTTAAACAAACTAAAGTAGAATCCGTTTCAGAAGTTAAGATTGATAAACCGTCAATTGACACAAAGAAACTCAATGCGACCATTATCAATCTTCAACGCCAGCAAGAACAACTGCTGAAAACGGTTGAGTTACGGAATCAAATAGCACAAGCTCAGGCTTTGTTAGCGATTCACGAAGCTCAAATGGCTGCTGAACGAGATGATGAGGAAGCATTATTACTACTAATTTAAATCCCCACGCAGAGTATAAGAAAGCCTACGATAACCTACATGCTGGTAGGTATTCTGCTGGCTTCAGGCTTTTTGAGTACCGTTGGCATAAAGACATCTTAGCCAATCAAACCATTCCCTACGCAAGATTGCCTGTTGCACCTAAAACATGGCACGGTGAGTCACTTATTGGCAAATCCATTGTGGTTCAGATGGAGCAAGGCTTTGGCGATATATTCCAATATGCTAGATTCTTGCCAGCCCTTAAAGTTTTGGGTGCAAAAAAAGTGGTTGTTTTGTGCGTTCCACCACTTATGCAATTACTTGGTCAGATGGAGTGCATAGACCAAATAACTAACCTTACAGAAGAAGGCCCAGCCCACGAATGTGACCTATGGATTGGCTCAATGTCATTACCGTATTACATTGACTGCGCCATGCCTTATGCTAAATCACTATTTCCTGTAAGTAATAAGAAAGTTGTTGGCTCAGAAGGCTATTTTGAAGCCGAACCAAGCAATATTCCTAAGAAAGTAGGCGTTAATTGGTCTGCAAGTAAGGGAACTTTGCATTGGATTAAGTCTATTTCTGCCGAACACATGGAAACCTTGGTGGGTGATGATGTTTATTCGTTAAACCCTGAAACAGATGCCAATTTCTACCCCTTACCAAACGATGGGTGGAAAAAAGACTGGTCAATTACCGCTAAACACATGAAAGCTATGAAAGGCGTGGTTACTGTAGACACTGGAACTGCCCATCTAGCTGGTGCTTTAGGCGTTAAAACCATTGTTTTGCTACCCCAAGAGTCTTTTGTATGCTGGCGGTGGAAGAATGCCCGATGGTATGACTCCGTTGTCTGCTTACGACCTGACGAATATCACAAAGTACCTGAACTAATAGCGAGGATGTAATGAAACATATTTGCCCACTATGCAAAAGCGAATACGACAAGCCTGAATCTACTGCCAAGACAGATAAAGAGCAGTTTATTGAGTTTTGGACACCAACTGTAGGCGCAGAAGAAGCCGAAAAGTCATGGGAAGCCAAGCAAATACAAGAAAGGCGTTATGCGCCAATGGTTCAATCAGACATTCAGGGTTATGTCAGCCAAATTGATGGCTCATGGATTGACTCTAAATCTAAGCACCGCAGTCACCTTAAACAACATGGATGTATTGAGGTTGGCAACGAAAAGATGAGTAACGCAACACCAAAGCAAGACCCACAACTAAAGCAACGCATCGCTGAAATAGCGTATGAAAAGCTTAGATACCGATAATCCGACAACTTGGAGAGCAAAATGTCAGAACAAGACCGCAGAGAACTATTAATGGCAGCAATGGAGCAAGCTGAAGATGGCACATTGGAAGCCCCTGAAGAACGAGAAATTGAGGTAGATGATGACCCAATACGCAACGAAAAAGGACAATTTGCGTCTAAAGCAGAGCAAGATAGACCTGTTGAGGAGTCTGCGCCTGATGTTGCTGAAACTGCGGAAGAATCAGACGGTTCCGTGGAAGCTAAGGAAGTAGAGTACACGCCTACTGTTGCTAGACCAACCACATGGAAAAAAGAGTATTTGCCTTTATGGGATAAGCTAGACAAAGGTGAAAACCTAACCCCTGACGAAGCTCGCAAGATGTTGGAATATTCAACTCAGCGTGAAACCGAATACAAAAAGGGTGTTTCTGCTTACAAGGCCGAAGCTGACAATGCTCGTGCTTTGACTGAAGCGATTAGTCCTTTTGTCCCTGAATTGCAAAAAAATAACATTCACCCAGCAGCTTGGATTAACAACTTGGGTAGAGCACACATGATTCTTACTCAAGCTCCGTATCAGCAAAAGGTTGAATTATTTAACAAACTTGCACAAGATTACGGAATTGATTTAAACTCAGCTTACAGTGGCGAAAATACAACACAGTATCAAGACCCACAGGCTTATGCGTTACAACAGCAAATTCAACAGTTGCAACAACAAGTTCAACAGGTTGGTAGCTGGAAGCAACAGCAAGAGCAAGGCGTTCTTATGAACGAGATACAAAGATTTAGTAGTGATGTGGAGAAGCATCCACATTTTGAGGCGGTGCGTGAACAAATGGCTCAATTACTTGAGAACGGTTTAGCAAACGACCTTGAAACGGCTTATGCAAAAGCTGTGCGTTTGAATGATGAAGTTTGGCAGACCGAACAGAATAAACTTCTGAAACAGGCTACAAACCAAGCAAGTCAAGCACAACGAGTAGCGAAAGCCAAAGCTGCTGCGGTTAGTCCTAAGAGCGTTACACCTAACACTCAGGCTGGAGCAACAGACAAAAAGGATAGACGGTCTATATTAGCCGAACAAATGGGTGAACTAGGCAGTCGTGTTTAATAAACTAAATTAAGGAAATATCATGGCATTCGCTAACTCAGCAATTACCGATATTATCGCAACGACTATCCAAAGCCGTAGCGGTGAATTGGCAGACAACTTAACAAACAACAATGCGTTATTGAAGCGTTTGAAGTCTAAGGGCAATGTACGCCCATTCTCAGGCGGTAATGTGATTTTGGAAGAAATCATGTATAACGACCCTAACACGAACAACGCTAACTCATACTCAGGTTACGAAGTTCTTAACATTACTCCTGACAGCCCTATTTCTGCTGCTCAGTTCAGCATTACTCAGTATGCTGACTCAGTAACAATGAGCGGTCTTGAAATGTTGCAAAACTCAAGCAAAGAAGCAATCATTGACCTTTTAGATGGTCGTATGCAAGTTTCTGAAGCTCGCCTATTAAACCGTATTGGTTCTGACATCTATGGTGACGGTACTGGTAACGGTGGTAAGAACATCACTGGTTTGGCAGCTGCCGTACCTGATGCTCCTACTTCAGGCACATACGGTGGTATTAACCGTGCAAACTGGACTTTTTGGCAGTCTAAGAAGTATGCTGGTGTAGCTGACGGTGGCGCAGCAGTATCTTCTACAAACATCCAAAAGTACATGACTTCATTGGCTATCCAGTTGGTTCGTGGTAATGACAAGGCTGACCTTATCGTTGCAGACAACAACTACTATTCATTGTATGTTCAGTCACTACAAGCTATTCAGCGTATTACTAGCGAAGAATCAGCTGCTGGTGGTTTCGCATCATTGAAGTTCTACGGTGGTGGTACATCTGCGGATGTAGTGTTAGACGGTGGTGTTGGTAATGCTTGTACGACTAACCACATGTTCTTCTTGAACACTAACTACATCTTCTTGCGCCCACATAAAGAGCGTAACTTTGTACCTATCGGTGGTGAGCGCCAAGCGATTAACCAAGATGCTATCGTCAAGCTTTACGGCTGGGCTGGTAACTTGACTACATCTAACAGCTTCTTGCAAGGCGTGTTGATTGCTTAATTGCAGTCACATCCATTAACTTTTAGGAGAAATTTAAAATGGCATATTCAATTACCCCAACCGCTGGTATTGATTTGGAAGAAGTAGTCCAAACAAACCCTAACTCTGCTGGTACTGGCGTACCTGTGAACGGCCCAGCTGGTTCACAAGTATTTGGTTCAGACGGCAAGCGTTATGTTTTGGCAGTAGCTGGTGCAGCTGTTACAGCTTCTACAGCAACTTGCTCAATCAATGCTTCAACATTTGTTGTTACAGCTTCTGGTGGCTCTTACACAAGCCCAGCAGTAGCTCTAGCATCAGGTGACTACGCATGGTTCGCTGCTACTAGCGTTTAAGTAACTTAAGTAGTAAACTAAGGGGGCGGTCTTAACGGACTGCCCTTTTTTCTTTTAACAACCTTAATCCCTTAAGGAGTATTAAATGGCTATTGAATCAGACATCCGTAATGGCGATGAGAATTTGTACGCTGAGTTCTACATCAAACCTGTAAAACAAAACTTTGCTTCAGAAGAAGCTGGCAGACCAATCTTTCAAGATGTTGTGTTTGTCAAAATTATGACTCCTAGCGACCAATTGACTCAAATTGACACAATTGCTAGAGAAGACCACAAAGCAAGATTCCCAAGACAGTGGGCGCATTTCCAAAACAAACAAGCTGGACAAGCCCAAGTTGTAGGAACGCCAGTTGGCGAATGGCCACAACTAACAGCTAGTGCTGCCGAAGAACTGCGAGCATTAAAGTTCTTTACAGTTGAGCTAGTAGCTAACGCCAATGATGGTCAATTGCAAAGAATTGGCATGATTGCTGGCATGTCTCCTAATTCATTGCGTGACAAGGCAAGAGCGTTCTTAAACCTAGCTAATGATTCTGCTGAAGAAGCCAAGCGTGAAGCTGAAATTGCTGAACTAAAAGCTGAAAACGAAAGAATTAAGACTGATACAGACCGCAAGCTTGCAGAAATGCAAGAACAGATGAAAGCTTTGTTGTTAATGGCTTCTGACAAGAAACCAAGAGCAAAAAAGAAAGTTGAAGAAATAGAAGAATAATAAAGGGGGTTCTCCCCCTTTTATTTTGTGCAGTAATTGTTATAATGAAGAAAACCTTAATTACTTAGGGTGCAAACCACTAAAGTAAAGGATTCGCCATGTCATTAACAATGCTTCAACTAATGCAAGACACCTCTAACGAGCTTGGATTAGTAGCACCCACTTATGTTGCTGGTAATACCAACCAAGATGTGATTCAACTATTAGCTTTAATGAATCGCCAAGGTTATAACCTAACAAAAGAGTACGACTGGCGAGCATTACAAAGAGAATATCGTTTTTACACGCAATCTGTAAGCACAACAGGCGATGTATTAGATGGTTCTTATGACATTCTAAATGTGGCTAATACCACAGGTATTGTGCCTAATAAATGGATGGTTACAGGCACTGGCATTCCCCAAGACTGCTATGTGGTAGCCGTTACTGGTTCAACTGTTACCCTAAACCAGCCAGCAGAGCAAACTGCTGTTGGTACTACGCTTACCTTTGGTCAGACACAATACGATTTGCCGCCTGACTACGAAACAATTACAGACCGCACCCAATGGGATAAGACTAAGCACTGGGAGATGTTAGGCCCTGAAGATGCTCAACAATGGCAATGGTTGAAGTCTGGTTATATCTCAACAGGCCCACGAGTTCGCTGGAGAATCCTAGGTCAATACTTTAATATTTGGCCAATGATGAACACCCAAGAGTATTTGGGCTATGAGTATCGTTCAAAAGGCTGGGCAGAAAGCTCATCTGGCGCAGTAAAGAATAGCTTTACGGCAGATACAGATACAACCATATTTGATGACCAAATCATGATTCTAGGCACAAAGCTTAGATATTGGCAGATTAAAGGCTTTGACACTACTGCACTGCAACAAGAATATGACCGTTACTTGAATGTGGCCAAAGCTAATGACAAAGGCGCACCAAACTTATCGTTTGCACCTTACCCATCTAAGGTTCTTATCGGTTACGCAAATATCCCTGATACTGGCTACGGAAGTTAATCATGGCTTTCCCACAAAGACGAGTTGCTAGAACGGCAAGTTTGCCCTCACCTATTGGTGGCTGGAATGCTAGGGATTCACTGGCTGAAATGAACCCTATAGATGCGGTTGAAATGGTGAACTTCTTTCCTACGCCAACCGACATCTTGATGCGCAAAGGCTACAGCCAGCATTCAGGCGGTATAACTGGTTCTGTAGACACGGTTATGAACTACGCTGGCGCAACATCGCAGACTTTGTTTGCTGTTGCTAACGGTGTTATCTATAACACAGCTACTTCCACGGCCACTTCTGTATATACAGGGCTATCAAATAGCAGATTCCAGCATGTGAACTTTACAAATAGTGCTGGCAATTCATTTTTGTCAGCAGTAAACGGTCAAGACCCAGCTTTACTATATAACGGCACAAATTGGATTAAAGTAGCCGCCACAGGCACAGCACAGACAATTAGTACCATTACAAGGGGTGGCACAGGAAACCTAACAGCGACCCTCACAACGGCTTCAGGACATGGATTGGTTACTGGCAATCAAGTGACTATTTCAGGTGCTATTGAGTCCAATTACAACGGCACTTATTTAATTACGGTTACTGGCCCAACCACATTTACTTATGTGATGGCTACAGCACCAACATTAGATGCAAGCGTATTAGGCACTTATACCGTGGTTCATGCTATTACAGGTGTTGATTCAAGCTTGTTTATTAACAGCAATGTGTTCAAAGAGCGACTTTTTTATGTAGAAAAGAACTCAATGAATGTATGGTACTTGAACACTAAGGCTGTATCAGGTGCTGCAAGCAAGCTAGACTTTGGTTCTGTTGCTAAATTGGGTGGCTTTATTCAGGCAATGGGTACTTGGACTATTGATGCTGGTCAAGGGGTAGACGATTACGCTGTTTTTGTAACTAACATGGGTGAAGTCATTGTTTATGAGGGTACAGACCCAAGTAGTGCTACAACATGGGCTTTAAGAGGTGTTTGGCAACTAGGTGCAACATTTACTAGACGATGCTTTACTAAGTTTGGCGGTGATTTGCTATTAATTACGCAAGAAGGCCTAGTGCCTTTAGCTTCTGCCTTGCAATCTAGCCGTTTAGACCCACGAATTAACCTAACAGATAAGATTTATGGTGCTTTTGCTCAAGCAACTAGCCTGTATTCATCTAATTTTGGGTGGGAAATACAATATTTTGCAAAAGCTAACATGCTTATTGTGAACATTCCTACAAATATTGGTTTTGAGCAGTATGTAATGAACAACATTACAAAATCATGGGGTAGATTTACAGGCGTACCAGCCACAAACTTTGAAATTCACAACGAAAACATCTATTTTGGTGGCAACGGCTTTGTTGGCAAGTTTTGGGATACTTTTGCCGATAACGGTAATGTAATTAACGCAACCGTACAGCAAGCTTACAACTACTTTGATAGCCGTGGTCAAAACAAGCGTTTTACCCTTGTAAGACCTATATTTTTGACAGATAACGGTTTGCCAAGCGTATTTTGTGCAATCAATACCGATTTTGATACTCAATCTCAATTAGGTCAGGTTTCATTTAACCCTTCAGCTTTGACCATTGGTGTTTGGGATGTGGCCACTTGGGATAATAACTTCTGGGGTGGTACTTTAACCGTCAATAAAGACTGGCAAGGTGTATCAGGCATAGGTTATTGTGCAAGTATTTCACTGAATGTGGCATCAAAAGGGATTGAAGTTCACTGGGCATCAACAGACTTTGTGATGGAAGCTGGGGGAGTTATTTGATTACTACTGAGAATCAAGATTACTTGCGAGCATGGATTGAGCGCATACTTTTTCAGAAATTTGGCGATGAAGCCAAGTTTATAGGGCAAGAAAAAGAAGGTAACTTGGTAGCAGTAGTAGCTTTTACTAACTTTATACCCAATGCCTGTGCGATGCACATAGCCAGTGTTGGTGAATATTGGATGGATAGAAATTTATTATGGGCGTGTTTCGATTACCCCTTTAACAAATTGGAAAAAAAGGTTATATTAGCGACTATGGAAGCGTCTAATGACGAAGCCGTAAAACTAAACCGACACCTTGGTTTCCAAGATAAAGCGTTAATTGAAGATGCCCATGAAAATGGAGATTTACTTTTAATGGCAATGAGAAAAGAAGATTGCAAATGGCTAAATCTTCGTTGCTCATTACGCAAGAAACTAGGAGATTAATATGGGTGGTGGTGGCGGATTATTAGGTGGTGTTACAGGAATGCTTTTCGGTGAACCCGAAACGCCAGCAACACCCGACTATGCTGGGGCGGCTCAAGAAACTGCACAAGGTAATTTGGCTGCTGCTCGTCAAGCTACGGCAGCTAACCGTGTTAATCAAGTTACGCCTTATGGTTCATTAAGGTACGCAGAAACAGGCACTGATAAATACGGAAATCCTACATGGACTGCTACAACTTCTCTTAGCCCTGAACAACAACAGTTATATAACTACGATGTTGCCAGTTCTTTGGGATTAGGCAGATTGCAAGAAAAAGGTTTGAATTATGTTGGTCAAATGATTGACCAGCCATTCAACACTAGCGGACTTCCACAATTAACTAGCCGTTTAAATGCTCCTCAGTTTAATCAATTGGGTAGTGCTGAAGCTATGCAACGAGATTTAGAAAATCAAGGCATGGCTGGCTGGGATAAGGCTACTGGCTTGCTAATGCAACGCTTAGAACCATCTATGGAACGCCAACAAAAGGCTTTAGATACTCAATTAGCTAACCAAGGCATTATGCGTGGCTCAGAAGCCTACGAACAAGCTCAACAAGACTTGGCTATGAAGCAGAATGACTTAAGAAATCAGGCGGCTTTAGGTGGTCAGCAAGTTCAACAGAATTTATTTGGTCAATCATTGCAAGCTGGTCAATTTGGCAACACAGCTATGCAACAAGATTATGCTAACCGTCAAGCTCAGTTGCAAATGAACAACGCTCTTGCTCAACAAGGTTTTGGTAATCAAGCAACGCAAGCAGAGTTGGCAAATAGAGCAAGAGGTCAAGGCTTTCAAGAGTTGGCTTATCAGCGTAATGAACCAATTAACACGCTTAACGCAGTTCGCTCAGGTTCACAAGTTACAGCCCCTAACCAATTTTATGTAAATGCACCGCAACAAGCTACAACGACTGGTGCTGATATGTTGGGTGCTGCTGGAATGACAGGAAACGCTGCCATTGCTAACGCCAATGCCGCTAACGCTAACCGTAATGCAATGATGCAAGGCTTATTTAGTCTTGGTGGCGCTGCCATGATGTCTGATATTCGTACTAAAGAAAACATTAAGCATATTGGCCACATGGCTAATGGTTTACCTGTTTACGAGTTTGAATATAAGACTGAATTCAAGGGTACTGCTGGCGAAGGTAAGTTTATTGGTGTTATGGCTCAAGATGTTGAAAAAGTCCAGCCTGAAGCCGTTATTAAGCTTCCTAGTGGCTATAAGATGGTTAATTATGGAGCGTTGCAATGAACAATTTTCCGATGATGCAAAATTTAAGCGGTATTGCCCCAACTATGCAGAATAATCTTGCACAGCAACAAATGATGCAACAAGCTATGCAACAGGGCAATCAATTAGCTAATCAAGCTTTAGGTGGACAACAAGGTGGTGGTTTAGACCCTAAGATGCTTGCTCAAGCTTTGCGTAAAGATAACCCTATGTTATCTACCGCACAAAACCAAGAAGTTAGAGGTTTAGGTAGCAATCCAAGCAATATGATGAGTGGCTACAACACTGGTATGTTTGGCTGGGGAAATTACGGAGAATAATTATGGCAGAGCAAATTACACCACAAATGCAAGATATTTCTCGCCAAAGAGATTTGGCAAAGATGTTGTTGCAAAAAGGCATGTCTGACAACCTACAAGGTCAAATGGTTAGTGGTCGCTATGTCGGTGCAAGCCCACTACAGGGTATTGCCAATATGTATTCTGCTTACAAGGGTGGTGAATTAGCTAAAGAAGCAGACAAAAAGCAAGAAGAATTAGCAAAAATTTTACGTCAACAAGGGATTCAAGAATCTCAAGACATTATATCTACAATGCGTGGTCGTGAAGCTGTGCCTGAAGTTATCCCACAAGGTCAAACATTACTGGATGACCAAGGGCAATTGACAATTGGTTCTCAAAGAGGTGTTTCTGCGGTTGCTCCTAATTTGGAATTAGCTTACGCAAAAGCTGCTGGTGCTGAATCAAGACAAGGTCAGGCACTTGCTCCTTTATTGGCAAAACAATTTGAATCAAAGAAAACAAACGATATTACAAATTACGAATATGATGTAAAAAACAGCGGATTTAAAGGCTCATTTAATGATTGGCTCACAAGTCAAAAAAGGGCTGGTGCAACCAATGTATCTGTAGGCGGTGCTAAAGATTTAGCTGGTCAAGTGGGTGACATAAGCAAAGCTTCTAAGATTTCAGCCGAAGGTGCAGTTCAATCTGCGGACTCAGCTAACCGTATTATTCAAGCTGTGGATAGCAACAAGTTGTTTACTGGTGTTGGTGCTAATCAACGCTTAACTGCTGCACAAATTGCTGACGGTTTAGGTTTAGGCGGTAAAGATACAGCAGAAAAGATTGCTAACTCAAGACAAGCTATTCAAGGTTTGGCACAACTTACTTTGCAAGGTCGTAAGCAAATGCGTGGCGAGGGTGCAATTACTGAAAACGAAGGTGCATTGGCACAAAGAGCTATGTCTGGCGATGTTTCATTGACAGCACCTGAAATTCGTCAGTTGGCTGAAGCTGCCAAGCGTTCTGCTAAATTTCAGTATAGCCAGCATCAAAACATCATAAATACTATGAAATCTGACCCAAGCACTAGGGGTTTGGTGCCTTACTATGATGTGCCAGCAGATGCAAGCATTTTTAACCCAAGAGCAGTTGGCTCTCAAAGTCAAACAAGAAATGAAGCCGATGCAATTTTAGGTGGGAGCAATAGATAATGGCCAGTGCTGACGAATACGCATCATGGATTGTTAAGAATCAAAATCTTAAAGGCAGTCCACAATTTGACACCGTAGCTAGGGCTTATCAAGAAGCCAAAGCTGAAGAATCTTTGATGGCTGGTCAAACTGAAAGCGTATTGACAGGCGGTCAAGGTGAAGCATCAACTGGTCGTAAACTTGCACAAAGTTTAGGCAAAGGTGCTGCTGGTTTAGTTGATTTAGTTGTTGGCGCACCTGAAAATTACCGTAGATTAGGTCAATATCTAACTACTGACAATATGCCAGTGCCTAGAACGGCAACGCCTACAAGAACAGCATTAACAGAAGCTGGTGTATTTAAACCTGAAGCTGAATTTAATACGCCTATTGGCCGTGTGGCTGGTTTTACTACAGAATTAGCTGGTAGCGGTGGTATTAACCCAAGAAATGTGGTCAGGGCTGGTCAAAGCGTTGTTGGTAGCGGTTCATTAAAGCCTATTGAGTCATTCTCTCGCTTAGGCAGAGATGTATCAATGACAGGCTTAACTGGCGTTGCTGGCGGCACTACAACCGAAGTGTTGCGTGATATTGGCGTGGATAGCCCTGTGGCCCAGTTTTTAGCAACTGGTGGAACAATGGCTGTTGCTGGCGCACCTTTAGCTTTGCGTTCAACTGCTGGTGAAATAGCTAAAAAAGGCTTTGAAAATGTTACACCGCAACAAATTAAACAAGCTGATGACCTTTTAAAGTTTTCTAATCAGCAAGGCAACAGATTAACGGCAGCAGAGGCATTGGCACAAGTTACTGGCACTAACCCACTTATTGCTACTCAGCGTGTTGTTGAGAATATGCCAAGAAGTGCGCCAACAATGGCTAATTTTATGAATGTAAGACCACAAAGCAATGTGGAATTCATGGAAAGAACATTGGCACAAGTAAGCCCAAGAGTTGAAGGTGCTGAAAGAGGATTGCAAAGAACTGCTGAACAATCAATTGCTGGCGCTCAAAAGCTAAGAACTCAAGCCTCTGCACCTTTTTATCAAGAAGCTGGCAAGGTTGCTATTTCTAAAGACGAATTATCAGGCTATTTGGCTGACCCAAGAATTAAGGGCGCTGTAGACAAGGTTCGTTCTGTTGATACTTATGGCGTTAAAAATATGCCAGAGAACGATATGCGTGTTCTTATTGCTGCTAAACAGTCATTAGATGATGATTACGCAAGCCAGATGAACGCTATGACAGGTTCACAAAAGAACGCTGGTGCGGTAACTTACGCTGCTAGAGATAAATTAGACAAGTTTTTGGTTACTAAATCACCTGTTTACAAACAAGGCCGTGACATTTACAGCCAAATGACAACAGATGTAGTTAATCCGCTAACATCAGGCCGTGTTGGTCAAATTGCTGAGGGTGGTGTTGGTGAAACAGGTATGAGAACACAGCAAGGTGTTTTGATGCCAACAAACCCACAGGTAACTACACCAAAAGACATCAAATCAACCGTACAAGCGTTGCGTAGGCAAGACCCTAATGCAGTACCAGCTTGGACTCGCCAAAGCTTAGAAGGTATTTTTAATGAAACTGGTCAAAAGCTACAAGGTGGTGAGAATCAGTTTGGTGGTGCTAAGTTTGCCGCAACTATTGCTGGAAACAAGCAACAGCGTGAAAATCTTAAGACTTTGGTAACTGAATCATCAGGTATTCAAGCATGGAATGGCTTTGAAAAGATGCTTGATGTGATGGAAGCTCAAGGCAAACGACAGCCTATGAATTCTGCCACAGCTTTTAATCAAATGATTGCTGAAGAATTTAAACAGGGCGGTATTGGTCAAGCTGGTGCTTTGGTAACTAAACCATCTCGTATTTCAGTTGCTTACGATGAATACAGAATGGGTAAAAACGCTCAGTTATTAGCTAAATTATTGACTGACCCTGACGGTATCAATAAACTTAAAGAAATATCCAACAATGCTCCAAATTCCGCTAAGACTAGACTTTTAGTTAATTCATTGCTTGGTGGTTATATAGCGCAACAACCAGAAATAACAGAGGAGAGTAAATAATGTCACGCAATGGCTCAGGAGTCTATTCATTACCCGCTGGCAACCCAGTTGTCACAGGTACAACCATTTCATCATCTTGGGCGAATACAACCCTAAGTGATATTGCAACGGCTCTTACAGGCTCAGTAGCTGCTGACGGTCAAACAGCTATGACTGGCAACTTGCAGATGGGTAACAACAAGATTACTGGTCTTGCTGTGGCTACATCGTCAGGCGATGCTTTATCTTATGGTCAAGCTGCAACAGTTTCATCATTAACAGTATCAGGTGCTTTCGCTGCTAACGGTGGCGCAACACTAGGAGATGCTAGTGGAGATGCTTTAACAATCAACTCTAGTGCAGTATCTATTCCTAATGGATTGAACTTTGATAGCAATACTTTAGTTATTGATGCTACTAATAATAGAGTTGGTGTAGGTACTGCTAGTCCATCACAAAGGCTTCATGTTGCTTCTGCTGGTACAGTAGCAATTCAAGCTGAAAATACCGCTTCAACTGGTGCTGCCTATTTAAAAAGCACAAACACAGCAACAACTTGCAATTTTGGAGTTGATGCAACTGGTGGATATATTGAAACATTAGGTGCATATTCAACGCTTTTTTACACTAATAGTGCAGAACGGATGCGTATTGACTCTAGCGGTAATGTAGGAATTGGTACAAGTAGTCCTGCTGATAAATTAGTAATTGCTGGTGGAAATCTACTTTTTAGTGGCTCAAACTTTGTTTATTCTTATGCTGGCGGTACATCAGGACAAGTTAGGTCAGGTATTAATTTTGATGGTACTAATACAAAAATGGAGTTTTATACTGCTCAAGCAGAAAGCATGAGAATAGATAGCTCTGGTAACTTGTTAGTGGGGACTACAGCAAAATTACAAGATGATAATAAGTTTGTAGTGCAAGGGTCTGGTGGAAACGGTGGTAATGGTATTGGCATTTTTTATAATACAGGAATAGACAGCTCGCCATCTTTAGTATGCTCAAAAGGTAGCACGACTACATCTTCTTCAGCAAGATTCATACAGTTTTATGCTGGCGGTGTTACTACAACTGCAATGGGCGGTATTGTTGGTAATGGAGCATCAAATGTGCAATTTGCTTCTTTGTCTGATGCAAGAGAAAAAACAAACATTCAGTCTATTAGTGGTTCACTAGAAAAAATTAATGCACTTAATCCTGTAGAGTTTGACTGGATTACTGATGGCTCTCATATAAAAGCTGGATTTGTGGCTCAAGAAGTAGAGCAAGTATTCCCTGAGTTTGTTGTTGATAATATGTCAAACGATGGACAAGAAGTTCGCAAAGGTCTTACTGGTGGTATGACAGGCGGTATTGTTGCTCACCTTGTAAAAGCAATTCAAGAACAACAAGCCATCATTACAGACCTTAAATCTAGAATTGAAGCATTGGAGAGCAAATGAACTTAATTATTAATCAACTAGACCGTAACACAGATGGTGACATCGTAACTACTGTTCATTATTCTGCTGTTAAACAAGATGGTGAATTCACAGCATCATCTTATGGCACAGTCGGTGTAGAAGTAGGCGATACAGTCATTCCTTTTGCAAGCCTAACTGAAGAAGTAGTTAAAACTTGGTTAGCTGAAAAGCTAGACTTAGTGGCTATGGAAGCTAGTCTTGATTTGCAAATTGCAGAACTAAAAGCACCAAAGGTAGCAAGCGGATTACCTTGGTAATATGGGTAAACCGCTTCCCTTTAAGCGGTAATTTTGGAGAAAATCATGGGTGAAAACACGAAAAAAACCCCGATTGTGCTAGATGATGTTGAATATTTTTATGAAGAATTAACCCAAAGCCAACAGGTGATGGTTAATCATATTCAAGATTTAGACCGCAAAATTGGTGGAGCATCATTTTCGCTAGACCAGCTAAATGTTGGTAAAGCTGCTTTTATCAGAATGCTGAAAGAATCATTAGAAGCTAAAACGGAGCAATAATGGAGCAGTCCGCACTTAATTGGGTATTTGGCGTAGCTAACCTTATATTGGGTGCGGCTCTCAAGTGGATATACGACTCTCATCGTGACTTACGCAAGTCTGATGAAAAATTAGCGGAAAAAGTTAATAAAATTGAGGTCGTTGTTGCTGGTGAGTATGTCAAAAGAGAAGATTTTGACCGAGTAGCTAATGTCATATTTTCCAAGCTAGATAAAATTTCTGAAAAGTTAGATTCTAAAGCTGACAAGTGAAAGATTTACTGCCACAAATATTAGCCTATGTAAGTAGCCCATTTAGGTTATTTGCGCTAATCATTATGGCGGTTTTTACCTTTGCTGGTTACTTTATTTGGCAGAACCAAGAGGTCATGTTGGGGGCTTATAAGAAGTCCAAAGAACTTCCAACCATGAACTCAGACCGCTATGACGATGCTTCTAGACTGCTATTTAAAGGCTCAAACGCAGATGTCGTGGTCATATTTTCAGTAAATACGGTCATTGGCAAAAGAATTGTTGAAAGAGCGTACATTCCTGAATCAAGATATAAAGAGTTTGATGGCCACGATGTTGGTTTGTTTAGCAAAAACTTAGCCAACAACAACGATATTATCAAGATGATGGCCGATGAAATACCATGCTCTGAATACCCTAAAGCACAATCAGAAATAGGACTTTGGTATAAAAACTTAGGCATTAACTACACTTGTAGGATTGCCGTGCCACCCAGCAACAATCAATTTATTGGTCAAATAACTGTAGGCTGGAAAGAAAAGCCCAGTGACCCTGAAGCCATGTTAATAATTGCATCATCAATGTTAATGAGGAAATAATGTTACCAATCGCTGCCATACTTAGCATAGGTGAAAAGGTCTTAGACCGAGTATTGCCTAATCCTGAAGCCAAAGCCCAAGCATTAGCTGAACTTGCCAAACTACAGCAAGAAGGGCGATTAGCTGAATTACAGGCTGATACTGTAGAAATGCAAGAATTGACTAAGCGACAAGAAGCCGACATGAAATCAGACTCATGGCTATCTAAGAACATTCGCCCAATGACTTTAATCTTTATCTTAGCTGGTTACTTTACTTTTGCCATGATGTCAGCATTTGACATTGAAACCAACCGTGCTTATGTAGAGCTACTTGGTCAATGGGGTATGTTAATTATGTCCTTTTACTTTGGTGGTCGCACCCTTGAAAAGATTATTGATGCAAAGGCTAAAAATGACTCTAAGTGAAAACTTTACCCTTGAAGAAGCAACATTTAGCGAAACTGCTGTTCGCATGGGTATTCCTAACGAACCAAGCCCTGAACAACTAGAAAACATGAAGAAGGCAGCAGAGGGCATGGAAGCCATCAGAAAGCTGTTAGGCAAGCCAATTCGGGTTAGCTCATGGTTACGCCTACCAGCTGTTAATCAAGCGATTGGTGGTGCTGCTAAATCAAGTCACATGGATGGCTGGGCTATTGACTTTGTTTGTCCTAGCTATGGCGACCCTTATGCTGTGGCCAAAGCTTTAAAGGATTCAGAAATTCAGGTAGACCAAGTAATTCATGAGTTTGGTAGATGGGTTCATGTATCGTTTGCCCCTGAGATGAGAAACCAATTCCTGACCATATTTAAACCGCAGAATAAATATGTATCAGGAATCTTGACTGCTGAAGAATACTCAAATATTGCTTAAAAAAATGCAGAGTATTAGGGCTAGAAATAACCAAGTGCATAAGTGCATTAAAAAGTTGTTCATTTTGCCCCCATGTAGGTATATCTAGCCCAACGCTTACCTTCTGCTGTTTCAATGGTAGCAATAATGTTGTGCGTACCCTTTAACTCGCATATAACGGCTGCTAGGCGTGTGATTCCATACTTTTGGATGGCTTCCCAGCTAGTGATTGATTTACGCTTTTTAAAGTGAGCTAACACCATCTCTTTTTGATTCATTTTACAACCCCCCAGTTTTAATAACCCACACAGTAAGTGGGATAACAAAGAAACAAACACCTAGAAATAAACCTTTTAGAATATCAACCATTTAAAGCCTCGCTAAGTTCAGATTCAAGAAATTCGTAAGTAGACTTGCCAATAAGGTCGGTGATGTCTTCACCTTTGTGAAATACGCCTTCTACATAAATCTGCGTACCAAACATGCCTACACTTTCATCACCATCTTCTGTGTGATAGTGAATCTCTAATTTGATGCCGTCATAATCGTATTCATATACTTCCATTTGCTTCTCCTTTGTTTACTCACTGCGTTATTGCAGTAATGACAGTTTAGCTAACTTAAGTGATAATGCAAGAAATATTTACAGAATTAGGGAAAGTACTTAGATTGTGTTGTTTTTATGCAACAACTGTAAGGTTATTTTTAGTTGATTGTAAAGTTTTGGCTCCGCATCTGAGAATTGAACTCAGCTAACCATGGATTAACAGTCCAGCCCATGCACCATGCTCGGGTTCTGCGGAATATCCTTTAGATATTGTTCTTTAAGCGGTAAAACGCTAAAAGATGGGCAAAGCATTCCCATGCCGATTTCAGGGAATCGGGGGGTATTTCGCATAACTTTACTTCATTTGTTGTGCCGTTGACAAATACAATTGCTGCCTTACATTCCTCAATCTTGTAGCCAAGACCTACGCAATAGGCTGCCAGTTGCATCTTATGTTCGTGGTATGGCTCAACCTTGGCTAAATCTGTTTCTTTGGTCTTAAAGTCCACGACTAGATTTTGGGCTGACAGGTCAATTTTTCCACCGTACCCTAGCTCATGGGCAAAAGACTTTTCTGATAGCCACAGTTGGCTTCCAAACGCATCTATAAGGGCTTTATCTATGTTTCTTACATACTCAGGCCACTCAGGTAAGTAAACCTGTTCAAAGTAGCTTTCAATGATGCCGTGGATAGCCGTTCCTCTTTCTGCTGCTTGTTTGCCCTGTACCTTAGAGTCAGCCATTACACGCTCAAGCCAGTCGCTTTCAGGTTCATTTGGCTCTCTTGGTAATGTCAAAGCTGATAACAAAACCTGAGTCTGCAACCAATGGGTTAGCGCTGGTTTAGCTGCCACACCCAAAATAGTGGTTACGCTAGGCACTAGGTCTAACTTACGAGCATCACGCAAAGTTGTAGCTCTAAGCCCTGTTTTACCCTCAACTTGATAAGCTGACTGGCCAGTTTTGGTATACCAGTGAGAGGACTCGCTATTTTTTTGTTTAATTATCATTTTTTTTATTTCTATTAAATTGGTTTTGAGATTTAGTGACAATTCTTAAATTTTCTATGCGATTGTCGGCACGATTTCTGTTTATATGGTCTAACTCTAATGGGTAATCAGGCAACATACCATGATGGTATAAATAAATAAGTCTATGAGCTTGGTATGGCTTTTTATTGACCCTAATTTGTATATAGCCATCATTTTTTAAGCAACCAGCTTTTTGACCAACTTTGATTTTTGTATTTACTGGCTTTTTCCAATACAAGTTACCGTCACAATATTCAAACAAATCAAGTAAAAATTCTTTATTCATGTTCTCTCGCTTTTTTTAGTATTGCTCTAGCAAAATCAAACCATTTATCTTTTTCACCATATTTACTAAATAGTTCGCCTATTTCCTCATCACTTAACTCTCTTGGTGCGGTGTAGAGTGGGGTATTCCAATCGCCTTCTTGTGTTTCTAAAATTGCATCTTGCCAATGAATTCTTCGATTTTTGTTCCACCATCCAACAGGTTTCATTTTTCGCTCCAATCGCTATAAAAGTATCTGTAAACAGGTAACAACCCAAGCAACCAAGTGCCTACTTTTTCTCGTTTGATGGTTCGGTATTCAATAATTGGCTCAAACTTATCAACAACATATTGCACCCTCATAAACTCATCATTTTCAATTCTAGGTATTGGTTTCATTTGATTTCCATTCTGCAAGTAAATTGTGATTTAGCTATCTTTAATACATCTTCAAAGTCTAATTGAGCGTTTCTACCGCTTTTGTAGCCATGACCATAAGCCAACACCACCAAAACAATAAATAACGCCACCCAAGCGGTTTTGATGGCTACCTTATTCATTTTGAGTCCACCATAAAGCAAACAAAATAGACAAGATAGCTAGAGCTAACATTCCAAACCCACCGATAACGACCCACAAAACGGTTAGCATGGGTTAAACATCCAACTGGCTGCTTCATCCATGCGTGGTGAAAACTTCTTAGGCTTTGTATTGCCGTGGGCTTGTTCTCTGTATCGCTTTTGCAACTCACGCTGTGGGATTGGCGGTAATTCAGGGGCATCAGGCAAGTTACCAGTTGCATAGAATGACTTTGGTTTACCCCTTGGCGTTCTTTCGTAATGGTGAATGTATATCTGCTTTGATGTTCTTAGCTGGGTAATGTAACGAGCAATAAAAACCACGCTAACATCTAAAAACTCAGCCATTTCTGTGCGAGTCATAGGAGTAATAGCTAGTTGCTCCAATAATTTTTTTTGTAAAAGTTCTTTTCTATTCATCTTTAATTTCTACAAAGTTATAAAACCACTCATCTTTTGCAGTCCATTTAGCATGGTTTTCAACGCTGTAAATCTGAGTTGGTATCTTAAAATCAGGTGTTTTTAATACCGCTGGAACTAATGAAACATCGTACCAAAGGCATCTATTGTTGGGCTGGCAAGCAAATTGTCCATTGTCTAGTTTAATAAAATTGTAGGATTTATGTTCTTCTACACCTTCACTAAAACTCGTATCCAAGCGGTTAGCATCAGGACTGGCAAAGTCAATGGTGAATAAATAATTGCCAAAATGAAACTGCTTATCTTTACCAAAGTATTTGACCTTTAACCCGCGAAGATTAGACTTTTCAACCACGGCCATGTCGTATGACAAACAATCCCAAATCTGCAAGAAATCTAGTGGTAATGGGTCAGCCACTTCTTTCCATACATACGCACTAATGGGTAATTTGTCGTACAAAGCACCGTAGTTTGTAAGCATAGACTCAATACGGAAAGCTTGACCTTTGATTGCTTTAGCGGTCATCCATACGCATGGTTCTAGTTCACCGTGACCTGATTCGTGGTTATACAAAAACTCTTTACGAACAAAGCATTTAACTGGTGGGATGTTGGCTACTAAAAAACTCATAATATCCTTAAGGTGGGGCTACTCGCTGCACTGGCTACTTGCAAGTCTTATAAAACTTAAGCCAGCATCCGCTTTTGCCCCTAAAATTTATCTAATACCGCATCCACAAACCATCTTACCGTTTGTGCCTTGACGGCAACCGTAAGGTGAGTATGGTGGGCAAGATGCCGTAGCAATACCTGAAATGGTTAAAAGTGCAACAACTAATAGCTTTTTCATAATTACTCCTTAAAAGGGCATGTCATCATCAATATTGGCCAAGGCAACAGAAACAGCTTTATTAGCTTCTTCTTCACCGTTAGTGCCACGCCATTCAGCAGACTTCTTAATAATGTCTTTAAGTCCGTCTGAAAGACTGTCAAACTTAGCTTGGTCAAAAGCATCTAAGCTAAATATCATCAATTCGTTCACGCCAGTAGGCTCAGGCATCTTCTTCAATGCTGCTGGCACTTGGCTAAGACCTGACAAATTAGCGTATGTCTTACCTTCACGGTCGTTATGGGTAACATTACACATAGCAAACTTGCCTAACAATACATTTAGGTCAAAGCCTAGCAGTTCTTCTGCTGTGAACTTCTTGCCACGCCATGATTCCAAGTCTTTGCGTAGGGTAGATTGCTCGCCCAAAGACATGGTATAGCGTTTAGAAATCATCAACGGCTTGCCATCGTTAGTGGTTAGTGGGTGGCCATCGTTATCTTCGCCATGTAACTCAAAGCTAAACATCAGCTTGCGTTGCATCTTGATTGCACCTTGCCATTCAACCTTCTGAGTGCCAAGGTCTAGGATTCTGTATAAACGCCCAAGGTGTGACCCTGATGGCGGTAGCTTAAAAGTGGATTCTGTACGGTTTTCTCTGATAATCATTAAATTACTCCTTGTTTACGGAAAATAGTTGCCCAATCCTCAAATAATGGGGCTAGTTTAGATTTTGGTTTGGAAGGTTTACCACACGCCCAACGAATGATAGAAACATCATCATCGGATAAGAAATCACCAGCTTCCATGCGTTCCAAAGCTAGTTCTAGGCGTTCTTCTTGCTGTTGCATGGCAACAAATTCATCGTGGTTCATAAATACTCCTTTTCTCACTGCGATATTGCAGTAATTAAATATTAAGCCCACTAAAAGAGATTGTCAATACCCTTTGCAAAATATATTTTTTAGGCTATACTAAGCTTAATTATGAAATTAACTGACTCACAAATTGTAGACCTTTTAGGTGGCACAACTGCTGTTGCCAAGCTATGCAAAGTAAGCCCACCAGCTGTTGCCCAATGGAAAACCAAGGGCATACCATACGACAAAATGGTTTTTTTAGGGGCTGAGTTGGAGAAGAAAAGCTGTGGCTTAATGAGCAGAAAAAATATGTTTCCAAAAGTTTACAAATTTATTTGGCCTGAATTGGAATAATAAGGTATGATTAATACATCACTTGGCGGTGAGTTGAGAGTAAGCCCTAGTCAGCAATCTGCACCTACTCGGTGTCCGCCAACATCCTTAAAAAAGATGAGATTGCTGTTTAGGGCTTTTTTTATGAAAGATTTTTATGCCGAATAGATTGTTAAAAGAAGGCATAGTTGATTCATCTTTAATTGACAGCTTGACTTCTGAAGAAGAAGTATTTTTTTACAGATTGTTGGTTGTATCCGATGACTTTGGTCGCATGGATGCTAGACCAGCAATACTTAAATCAAGATGCTTTCCATTAAAAGAATTTAAACTAGAAAAAATAGACAGCTGGCTGCGGTCATTTGTCAGACATAAGCTTGTCATTATGTATATGGTTGATGAAAAACCGTATTTACAAATTCTTAAATGGGAACAAAGGGTTAGGAGCAAAGGGAAGTATCCGTCACCCGATGGCTCGCAACCAATTGACGAAGTGCAGACATTTGACAGCAATATGCTGACAGATGACGGCTTGGGTAAGGGTTTGGGTAAGGGAGAGGGTAAGGGAAAGGGTAATGGGGGTAGCAGAGCTACTAGGTTATCCACAGATTTTGAATTACCTGAAGATTGGATTGAATTCTGTAAATCTGAAAGACCTGACCTAGATGCTAAAAAAACCTTTGCTGAATTTAAAGACCATTGGATTGCTCAGGCTGGAGCTAAAGGAGTTAAATCTGATTGGACTGCTACTTGGCGAAATTGGGTGAGAAGAACTTTTGCCAAAAACATCACAACTCAAGACAAATCCTACACACGCTGGGATGCTTCTGTTGCCAGCACTATGGCTAGGGGTAAAGAACTTGGCATATTGCCTAATGTTGGCGAAACTGAAGGTCAGTATCGTGAACGCTTGAGATTGGCTGGTGCATGAAATACCACATTTTTGACGAAAACAACGACAGAATGCGTATTGTCAGCAGTCTTTGGGAAGCCAAACACATCACTAGTTTGCGTGATGGTTGGACTTTTATCAGGGTAAAAGCACCCAAAATTGTTTATGAGGATGCACCTTTTTGATGGAGAGATTAAATGAGTTGGCTTTATTCGCAGGTGCTGGTGGCGGAATACTTGGGGGACATTTGCTCGGATGGCGAACAGTCTGTGCCGTTGAATGGGAACAATACCCAGCTTGCGTACTTGCTGCCCGACAAAATGACGGATTACTTGAAAGTTTCCCGATTTGGGATGATGTTCAAACCTTTGACGGAAAACCTTGGCAAGGAATTGTTGATGTCGTATCAGGCGGATTTCCGTGCCAAGACATCTCCGCTGCTGGAAAAGGAATTGGAATTGATGGGGAACGCTCAGGAATGTGGCGAGAGATGGCAAGGATTATTGGCGAAGTACGACCAAGATACGCATTCATTGAAAACAGTCCAATGCTCGCTACTAGAGGACTCGGAACAATCCTTGCAGACTTGGCCAAACTGGGGTTTGATGCGGAATGGGGAGTGCTGGGAGCAGCCGATGTTGGGGCTAAACACCAGCGGGATAGAATATGGATTGTTGCCCGACAACGAAAGTTTTTTCCACACGCCAACAACAGGGAATTCAGGGGGAAGCAACAGTCGCAAAGCTTTAGCCAAACGACAAGAGAAAGCGGTAATGTGGCCAACACCGACAACTCCATCAGGGGGGGGGAAT